TAACTACTTCAAAGATGTTCTGAAACTCCGTTCTTCTTGGGTCTATGCTGGTGTAGCTCACACAGGTGACTCCGCTAGTGTATCCGATTTCATCGGTGCAAACTGGGGCGCAAACGCGACGACTGGATCTGAGGACTTCAAATCAGACTTCAAATACTCATCCGCACAAAGCACATGGTCATTCACCTCTGGTGTGACTTCAAGTTCTTTGGGAACTGATGACATTCTACGTGGTTTTGACAAGTTTGAGGACAAAGAGAATATCGAAGTAGACTTCTTGATTGCCCCCGAATCACTCGCAGACGCAACCGCAACTACGGTTGTGAATGACCTTGTATCTATTGCAGGTACTACTCGTAAGGACTGTGTGGCAGTTGCCTCACCTTCCCGTACGGCTGTAGTCACTACTGGTACTAACACCGCTATCTTAGCGTGTAACAATACCTACACTAAGTCATCCTACTTAGTACAAGACAACAACTACTTGAAAGTCTTTGATAAGTACAACGACAAGTACATCAAGATTCCTGCTGCATCATCCACTGCGGGTCTCATGGCTGCTACCGACTTAGTCGCTGCACCATGGTTCTCTCCTGCTGGTTCGAGACGAGGACGATATCAGGGTATTACCGATATCATCGTGTCTCCGACGAAGGCAGAACGAGATGCATTGTACAAAGCAGGTATCAACCCGATTGCCAATATCCCAGGCGAGGGTATCATGCTCTTTGGTGATAAGACCAACGAGTCACGGCCTTCTGCATTCGACCGAATCAATGTTCGTCGTTTGTTCTTGGGTGTTGAAAGGGCAATCGCAATTGCAGGACGCAACGTAATGTTTGAGTTCAACGACGAGTTTACTCGTGCGGAGTTCGTGAACATCGTTGAACCATTCCTTCGCGAGATTCAAGGACGCCGTGGTATCACGGACTTCCGAGTAGTCTGCGACGAAACGAATAACACGCCTGCTGTTGTTGACCGCAACGAATTTATCGCTAGCATCTTCATCAAACCTGCCCGTTCTATCAACTACGTAACATTGAACTTCGTAGCGGTAAGGACTGGCGTCGAGTTTGAAGAAGTCGTTGGCACAGTATAAGGAGTAGGAAATGGCGATTTTAGGCGTAGACGATTTTAAGTCGAAACTCAGAGGGGGCGGTGCTCGTCCTAATCTGTTCAAGGCAACGGTCAACTTTCCAGGCTACGCAGGCGGGGATGTCGAACTGACATCCTTCCTGTGCAAAACTGCTCAGTTACCTGCCTCTGTCATGAATGTCATCGAAGTACCATTCCGTGGTAGACAGCTCAAGATTGCGGGTGACCGCACTTTTGAAACGTGGACTGTCACGGTACTGAACGATACGGATTTCAATGTTCGTAGCGCAATGGAACGATGGATGAACGGCATCAATGCTCACCAAGCAAATACTGGTCTGACTAATCCTATTGATTATCAGGCAGACTTGATTGTTGAACAACTTGACCGTGACGAAAGTGTACTCAAGAAGTACAACTTCCGTGGATGTTTTCCTGTAAATGTATCTGCAATCGACGTAAGTTACGAGACTGTAGATACCGTGGAAGAGTTCACGGTAGAGTTCCAAGTCCAGTACTGGGAATCTGACACGACCAGTTAATCTGGTTATAAGTAGAGGGGTAGGGTAGTCCTACCCCTTTATTATGAGGAATGTAAATGGCAGAACAAGACAATAGCATTCTCAAACTCTTTGGTTTTGAACTGAAGAGGCAGGATAAACCTGAGAAAGAGAAAGAAAAGTTAAAGTCGATTGTTGCCCCCACTGATGAGGATGGTGCGGGTTATGTCACTGCGTCTGGTAGCCACTATGGTCAATACATTGACATGGAAGGTAGTCAGGCAAAGGACAACCAACAACTCATCATCAAGTATCGTGGTGTGGCTTCACACCCAGAAGTAGATGCTGCAATCGAAGATATTGTCAACGAATCTATTGTTGGTTCTGAGATGGACGTTTCGTGTGAAATCAATCTAGATAAGGTTGAAGCTCCAGACAGTATCAAAAAACAAATGACCGAAGAGTTCAACAACGTCTATAGTATGTTGAAATTCACCGATCTAGGTCATGATATTTTCCGTTCATTCTATGTTGATGGTCGTATCTATCACCACCTCGTAGTGAATGAATCAAATCTAAAAGCGGGCATCCAAGAGATCCGAACAATTGATGCCGCTAAGATTCGTAAAGTAAAAGAAATAAAGCACAAGAAAGACCCTATAACGGGCGCAAAGATCGTAGAGAAAGTTTCTGAGTTCTACATCTATCAAGAGAAGGCAGGAACCAACCAAGGGGTAAGGTTATCCCCAGATTCAGTATCGTATGTGTCGAGTGGTCTACTAGACCCTAGTAAGAAGCAGGTAGTATCCTATCTCCACAAGGCACTGAAACCTATCAACCAGTTACGCATGATGGAAGACTCCTTGGTCATCTATCGTTTGGCTCGTGCACCAGAACGTCGAATCTTTTATATCGATGTTGGTAACATGCCACGTAACAAGTCTGAAGCGTATATGCGTGACATCATGTCTCGTTATCGCAACAAGATTGTATATGATTCCAGTACGGGTCAACTGAAAGATGACCGCAAGCACATGTCTATGCTCGAAGACTTCTGGTTGCCTCGACGCGAAGGTGGCCGTGGCACAGAGATAAGTACATTGCCAGGCGGTGAGAACCTTGGTCAGATTGATGATATCCTGTACTTCCAGAAGAGACTGTATCGTTCACTGAACGTGCCTGTCAATCGTCTGGAACAAGAAGCACAGTTTACGCTAGGACGATCAACCGAGATCTCTAGGGACGAAGTAAAGTTCCAGAAGTTCATTGACCGTCTGCGTCGAAGGTTCTCAATGTTGTTTACTGGGATTCTCAAGAAACAACTTATCCTGAAAGGTATTATTACCGAACAGGATTGGGATGAATGGAAGTCCGCTATCACGGTTGACTTCCAACGTGACAATCACTTCACTGAACTGAAGAATTCAGAACTGTTGCAGAACAGACTGCAAACTTTGGATCAGGTATCACAGTATGTGGGTGAGTACTTCTCACGTGAGTGGGCTATGAAAAATGTCATGATGATGTCCGATGAGGATATCGAAGAAATGAAACAACAAGTCGAAGCGGAAAACTCTGTGGTAGACGAGGATGAGGAAACTAATAATGAGTGAAGTAGAAGAGTTGGAACAGGAAGTTGAGATTTCTGCTGTCGAACAGATGATCGATCAGATCAGTGCTGGAGACTTGAACAAAGCAGAGGGATCATTTCATAGTATTATTCAGGACAAGATGGCTGATGCACTAGAAGCACAACGTATTGCGACAGCACAGGCAATCTTCAACAGTCAGGATGATGATCTGGCGGATGATGATGAAGATGAAATTGAGTATGAATTCGATGAAACTGAGGATGAAGTCGAGGACGAAGAAGAAGATGAGGTTGAAGAAGATTAGTATTCAACCCTCCCTGTGACGCTAAGCTTATTTTATCATAAAAAACATGATTTGTCAAGAACTTTATTCTTATAAATAATACTATGAAATCTTTCAAAGACATCATGGTAGAAGTCAAGGGCAAGACACCCAAGGGTGAGGTTGTCTTTGATAAGAAAGTAAAACGTATCCCAGTCCTTATTGTGAAGGACAAGGGATCTTTGCCTTTTGTGGTATATATTGACGGCGACAAGTTGGACGCTTTCAAGACACAGAAGGATGCAGAACGGTCTGCTATGAAGGTAATACAGGAACTAACTTAATGAAACTTATTACTGAGTTTACCGAGAACGACACTCTACAATGTATCGTAGAGAAGAAAGAGAATGGCGAGAAGAACTACGTCATCGAAGGCGTTTTCGCACAGGCAGACAAAAAGAATCGTAACGGGCGTGTTTACCCCAAGGCCATCATGGAGAAGGCAGTAGGTAAGTACGTGACCGAACAGGTTAGCAAGAAACGTGCTGTGGGTGAATTAAACCACCCCGAAGGCCCGACTGTTAACTTGGATAAAGTTTCGCATCTCATCACAGACCTCAAGTTTGAGGGAAATGATGTGGTCGGAAAGGCACAAATATTGGAAACTCCGATGGGTAAGATTGTAAAAGGTCTCCTTGATGGTGGTGTCCAACTAGGCGTGTCAACTCGTGGTATGGGTAGCCTTGAGCAACGAAACGGCGCAATGGTCGTTAAAGACGATTTTATTCTTAGTACAATTGACATTGTACAAGACCCCAGCGCACCTGAAGCATTTGTTAATGGTATAATGGAAGGTGTAGACTGGGTCTGGAATAACGGTGTTTTGACGCCTCAGGTAATTGAAGAAATGGAGACTGAAATTAAAACTGCTCCGAAGCCTGTCTTGTATGAGACAAGTGTTCGAGAGTTTAAGAATTTCCTCTCGTTACTAAAGTCTAGAACGTAAGGAGTCTAAAATGACTGAAGAAGAAAATCTAGAGGTCGAGCTCCACGATGAAGTAACAGACGAAATCGTGGAAGAAACTCTCGAAGAGGCAAAGGCGCAAGACCCGAATGCGACTGACGAAGATGAGTCACAAGCAACCGTGGACAAAGCGTCTGATGCCACAAAACAAGCTCCTGCTCCAAAAACGAAAGCGGGTATGATTAATGCTATGAGCATGAAGTTACATTCTATGAAGAAGAATGACCTTCAAGCGGCATACGGTAAAATGATGGGTGAAGAAGTTGAAGAAGCAGAGGACGCAATCGTGGAAGCACAGATTGATACCTCTGCTGAACTGGATGCATTAGTCGAGTCTGAAGCTACACTCAGTGATGAGTTCAAAGCAAAAACCGCAGTAATCTTTGAAGCAGCTGTGAAGTCGAAACTGTCTGAAGAAGTAGACCGTATCGAAGCACAGTACAAGGAAGAGTTGGCAGAAGAAATTTCTTCTACTAAGTCAGAACTTGTAGAAAAAGTAGACAGCTACCTAAACTATGTAGTTGAAACTTGGATGGAAGAGAACCAAATTGCAATCCAAAACGGTCTTCGTACCGAGATTGCTGAGACCTTCATGGACAAGATGAAAGATCTGTTCGTAGAGTCTTACATTGAAGTACCTGAATCCAAGGTAGACCTAGTTGACGAACTGGCTGAGTCAGTAGAAGAGTTGGAAACACGACTCAACGAAACTACTCAGAAAGTTATTGATACTAC